AGCTTTGCCGGTGGGAGCGGCGATGGTGAAGTTGCCACCGCCAGCGTGTTGTGAGAGTATGTCACAGGTGTTCTTGATGATTGTTGTCTTGCCTGTGCCAGCTTCACCTGTTACTGCCACTAGGCGCTTTGTGTAGTCCGTGCACATGTCAACTGCACGTTGTTGTTCAACGTCCAAAGCTAAGTCCATCGTATGTCCTTTCAGCGCTAGGTTTCGCGCTTATTAATATAGACAGCGCCGCATATGCGTAGGGGATACTCTACTACACGCGGCGCTGCCCCACACTCGTTAGCTAGGTGTTTGCGGGTCTAGCCGACTTGTGTAGCTCCGTCTTGTTCGCCACGCTTAGTAGAGATGACCTCATGCTTAACACGAGTGAGGCCCATGTCCGCATAATCAGGTGTGTCCATGAACTCGATGACCTTACGTGCATCAGTGATGATGCGGTCAACCTTCAGCTTGGCACCCTGAATGGGATTGCCAGCTTCATCGACAACCTTGAGGAAGAAGTGGAAGGTGCGCTTCTGAGGTGCGCGGTTTGCTGGCTTCTTGCCAGCGGTATTACGGACAGGTGCTACTGCCATTGTTGCAAATTCCTCTTGTAAGAGTTACTAGGGTGTGCTAGGTGGCGACATTGCCACCTAGCTTTGTCGTTATACACTGTAGAAGTTAGAGAGGCAATACCTGTCCAACTTCCGCGCGTGGGTTTTTTTCCAGATCGAGGCCCATACGGATACGAGCACGAGCCTCGCGTCCGACAAAGTCGTTAGGGTCGATACTGTTAGACATGGGAACACCGAATGCTTTACAAGTGTTCTTCATGCGCCAACGGTCTGCAGGAATGTCACGGCTGACAACGTTGAGAGTGAATGTCAACTCATCAACACCATCACCGGGATCAAAGTCTGCAGGGAACTCACTACGCGGCACTTGTAGTGTCAATGTCAGCATCGGATTGCCAGATGATGCTGCCATCTTATCAACTGCTGCAGTGCAGATTGCCTTGTACTCGCCAGCAGGTAGCTGCGGAGGTGGTTCTGCATCTGCAATGTTCTGACTGAAGTTTAGTATGCCCATATATGGCTCCTTGGTTTGAGCGGCACTCTAGTTATACACACTATTAGAGAGCTAACAAGCCGCTACAGCTAGCTCAGTGTGTATTGGGTAAGCACTATAAGTAGTGGGTGTCACTTTGGCACTGGTAACTTAGCGTAGTTGTTGGCGGTGTATGTCTGCCACCATTCAGCTATCGTCGGACCTTTGCCAGTGTTAGAGTTGTAGCGCCACTCGAAGTTCGTAGCACTTGTCATGTCGAACATGCGAGATTTCATAGGTGAGCGAAAGCGCTCAGGTCGAATAGCAATGTAGCGTTTGCCAGCATGGTCACGAAGGTTCCACACCTCACTAATGTCTTTGCTAGTGATGTTCGGCAGTTGCCCACCGAGCAACATCGACACGCTAATGATCGCACCATCGTCGTTTCTGTCAGCGTCCTTCTCATGCGTAATGAAGATCACGTGTTTGTTCAATGCACTTGTGATGCGGAGAACATTGGAGATGAGCGACGACACGCAGATGTTACGCAAGCCATAGCCTTGCAAGCCGGGAGCCTCGATGCTGGACTTAGGCGCGACACGTACAGCGTACTGCAACGCATGTTCGCTGAACTTGGTGAGGCTATCGACAATCAAGGTGTCAAAGTCACCGAGCATGTTATACAGTGTATAAGGGTCAGGCTTCATGCCTTCCTTGACAATATCGACGCTACTCTCCTTAGTAAGATTGATGCGCTGCCAGTCAGGCATGTTGCGAATACTCATGTCACCATCAGGATCGAGCAGCAGGAATAGTTTGCGACCGGGGGCAGTTGCAGCAAGTGTGGTCTTGCCACTGCCAGCATCGCCCCACAGTATCATGCTGATGCGGGCTGGTACATCTGTAGGCTTCTCAATCTTTAGTTCCACTACCATCTCCCATTGTTATACATAGTATAGCACATGCAGGATTACATGCAACTACTGCTATATTAGATTGTCTTGTTCCAACGGCGACCAGCGTTCTTGCTTCATCTCATTGTCGAAGATGTGCTTGCGCTGTTCACGTGTCTCAGTGCACAGTGGTATGAGTGAGCAGCTACGGAAGTAGCGATTGCAGGAGTGAGTGTACATCGGTGCGTTGGTAGGATCGCTCTCGTACTTGTCTATCAACTCTAGTGTGTGTTCTACCCACAGCATCCACTCGTAGATGGCTTCATCAGTGCGGCTAGTTGGGTAGCGCATGATGCCATCGGTGTAGCTAGATGCTTTAGGCACTGGTATCTGTAGTCCCCACATGACGACGTTGCGGATTGGTATGTCGAGTACACATGACATAGCTATGCAGTAGCCGGTTACTTGGTGACTGGTGTCGAAGCTACTCGACCATACAGTGTCTATGCGACTGCCTGTCTTATTCTCATGCACCTCAGGCGTCTTGTCGCTAGGACGTAGTGTGTCTAAACATACAGCGTCGATGCGACCTACTAGACGGATGACAGGTTTGTTGTCGTCGCTGTAGAGAGTTAGGTCGAACGGCACTTCAACGCCGATGTGTGTAGCGTCGTCGTTGCAGATAGGAATGAAGCGGCCTAGTGGGTAGCGTTGGATATAAGAGATAGCTGCACTCTCAAGGTTAGCCTGTGTGCGACGAGTGTCACGTGGATCGTCACTGTAGCCACTGGTTTCCAACAGCGAGAGTGCCATCTGCATACAGCGCGTTTCACTGTCTTCGCCAGTGTCGAAGTAGCGCATGGCTTGCTGCCAACGCTCAGGGTACATGTCGTTAGTGAATAGTCGCACTGCGTAGGCGTTGATGTTGTTACGCAGTTCAGGTTTAGCAGTTAGCAGGTCGAATAGGCGAGCACAAGCGAACACATCATGCATAGCACGGCCAGCTTCAAGTGGTAGTACACGCTCGACACCACTAGGCAAGTGCTTGCCGTGCCAGTTGTGAATTAGCCCCCACCTCGGACATACGTTCACAGCAGACAATGTAGAGTAGTCTACCCAAGGCAGCGTCTTGTCAGTTGTTGGTTTTATCAACATCAGTTTGCCTCCTGTTAACGTCTGCATTCATCTTCGACAATTCGTCAATGATGCACTTCAACACCAACAACTCATCAGAGACAGCGAAGCGTGAAGTTTTGCTTAGGTCGCTGTGCACGCGACGGAGTACTAATTCGAGGCGTTCTAGGTCTGTCATTCGTCTGCCTCATAGTTGTCAGCGAAGTACTGAGCACTTACTAGCCACAAGTCAGTGTGATCTTTAGGATTGCGAGCTATCCAGTCACCAACTTTAGGTGAGCCATTCTTCTTATCGGGTGCTGATATGCTAACACCATCTAAGTTCTCACCGAACACGTATGGACGCAGTTCTATGCGTGACTTGCGCTTGTATACTTTGAAGCCATCACTCATGTTCCTCTCCCCTTCGGAAGTCTCGTTGCATCTTAGCGAAGTCGTCTTTCAGCTTAGCACCTACAGTAGATATGTCAGACACGATGTTAGCCATCACATCGACTGTCTTCACCACGCCAGCTAGCTCTTGACGTAGTAGTTCATTATCCTCACTCAGCCTTTCTACGGCTTTAATCAAGCCACGTTCTACTCCGTGTTCTTTCACAAGCAGACGCACATCACGTGCTCTCTGTACATAGTTCACCACATTAACCTCCTACAAGTTGAAAGCGCAGTTAGGATTAGTCACAGCCACATCGCGTACTAGCTGATCGGGCTGGTAGTCTATATACACTGTAGAAGCTATCGCGTTGCTGACTAACAGCTTACGTGCACCTACCCAATACTGCACACGACGACCAGCGAAGCGGAATTGAATTAGACCAGCACGTTCGTTGACTGCAAGATGACGCACGAATGGGCCTTTAAGTGCTGCAGCTATTAGAGGCTGCAGCAATAGGTCAATACGTGCACGCTTGGTGGTTTGTTGTTTGAAGCGGAGGCGAGCTAGTCTAGCCTTTGCTTCCGTTGTCGGTGGTGATCTTGACATTATCTGCGACCCTTGTAATGTCTGTATCGGTGTGTTGGAGAGTAAGTGCACGCACATCGTATACAAGTTCTTCGAGCTTATCGAGCGCCTTGGTGGTGCGTTCAAGTTGTTTCTCCAACTGATCTATCTTGCGTTCTAGCTTGACCTTGGCAGCTATTGAAGTTGCTTGAGACTTAGCAGCTTTAGCTGCTTTGAGTACTTCAACCACGCGCATGCGACGTTCGCGTAGCTGCTGTAGGAACATGTCTTGCTCTAGGTCAGACATGTTCATGAATGACTTAGGATTGATAGCTTCATCAACACTAGCGCCACTGCTACTTGCGCCAACGCCAACGCCAGCCACAGGCTTGTTGACCTGAGGCTGGCGCAGCTTGACGACTTTGCCGTTGTCGTCATTGGACATGTGTATTACCCCGCAACGGGAGTGACAGAGATTACTAACGCTGGCGTAGACTTCTTTGTTACCTTGGCGATTGCTTCGTCTAGCACATCAACGCTTATTCCCATTCTTACTAACTCTGTTCGTAGCTCATCAACGTCGCAACGTGTAGCAGGACGGTTAGCATTCAGGTTCAACACCCAATCACTGCCGTAGAGCATGATAGTTGACTTCATCATGCTCTCACTAGCACGATTACGCACATCATTGATCTTGTCTTCGTGCGCTGCAGCTATAGAACGCTTAGCAGCTTCGTAGCGCTTCTCAGCATGTGTGCGGAGTAGGTTAGCAGTCAAGAACTCAGCAGCCACTTGGTCCACTGCATCTTGAGTAGTCTTCGGTGCTAGGAATGTGTTTATACATTGTATAGCACGTGCTTCGAGTGGTAGTTCTTTCTTCTCAGGACTAGTCATCTTTACGTTCCTTTTCTTCGCCATGTGTTGTAGCTCCTTGTTGACTATCACTTATTATAGCAGATTTAGGATCAGATGCAAGTCGTTGATTTCTTAACTCTGCCAATCTACGCTTGCGCGCGTTGGCATAAGCATCACCCCACGGCCAGTCAATGTGCCTGTAGATCACACGCATACGGATTTTGCGCACCACGCTTTCGTCTAGTGATAGATTGTAGCCTTGTTTCATCATTGCACATACGTCAGTAGCAGTGCAACCGACCTCTAGTGCTTGCATGATGCGACGGATTTGGTAGTGCTTCAGACCTACGCGCTCGCGTTGCAACATGTCGTCTACGTTGTCAGCTTGTGAGCCTATCAACATGTGATATGGGTTGCAGCACCACGAATTGTCGCACACATGGCGGACAACTTCCCGCTCCTGCAGCTTATACCCTGTATAAAGCTCGTAGACTACGCGGTAGACGTAGTAATGACGCTTGTCGATACATACACGCGGGCGTACTTCGCCACGTGTGCCTGTGCCGTGAGCGCCGAGCCATTCCCAACACACATCTTTGTCACCATTGTGCATGTTGATGCGACGGAATACGTCATAGCTCTCACTACGCTCACGGTGGTGGCGCAGTTGCTTGGTGCGTTTGCCAACAGTTCTACCAGCAGCAGCCGCAGCACGTTGATCTTTAACGTGCTGCGGCACTTTGTCTTTAGTCATCGTCTACTCCACAAGCAGCTAGGAAACGCCTGTAGTCGAACTTAGTGTTTGTCCGCTTGAAGCTGTTGGCGAAGTGATGAGCAGTGCTTCGACGCCAGCTATCAGGTTGCATCTCTCTGATAGTAGCAGCTACCACAGCGAAGTGACGATGTTCTAGCTGTGGACGACTAGCAGCGGTGCGTTTGTCTTTACTAAGTGCGCTTAACATATCAAATGCCCTCCATCCCAACACCGGCTAGCGCTAGCTTCACCACTAAAGAGCAGCCAGTACAAGCTCCATAGTGTCATGCCACCGTAGAATGTACCTACCAGCCATGCAGCGTAGTTGATCTTGCTCAACACTTGTCGGTGTTTGACAGCATAGATGAACGCAATGACGGGCAGTAGGTAGACGAGAACGAACACAGTGAGTGTTGTCTTGTAGTAGTAGAGTAGTTGCAACATGACTAGTCCTTAACCTCCCCCGGTGTTGTCAGCATGACAGTCCACGCGCAGTCGTCACTGCCATCTTCGTCGATGTATAGCTCTGCGTCGGCCTTAGTAGGGAATGGACCTACGAAGGTGTAGCCGTTGATAGGATCGCCTAGGATTACGATGTGCATAGTCATTCACTCCCCTCAGTTTCAGTGTCTTTGTCCATCTCGTAGACTTGTTGCATCAAGTTAGCTACTTTGTCTACGAGTAGGTTCTGTAGTCGATTAGTGCCGTCTTCGTAGCCAGTAGTTAAGTGTGTGTATTCTTCGTAGAGAGTGCCGAGTAGTGTTAAGAAGCCACGCTCGAACGCTTCCTTAGTGATGTAGATTGTGCCGTTCTTGTACAAGCCTATAACATCTTCAGGCAGGGAAGCGCACGTGGTTATAGTAGCAGGGTCAATCATGCTCCCGTTGTAGTGTAGGATAGCAATGGCACGTTTGAGTTGAGTACGCTGCCACCTGTTAGGCTTGAAGTGCTCAACTTGTTCATCGAATGGGCGACTACGGTTGTATGCATCACGCGCCCACAGAGGCATACTTCTGTGGTGCTGGTTCAAGTACGCACATGCACGATTGAAGTCATCGCTAGGTGTGCAATAGTCTGCAGACAGTTGGTTCTCGTACATCTTCTCATTGGCTATGGCTGGTAGGTGTTGAATGAGGAAGTCATAGCTCATGTGCTCTAGCCACAGGTGGCTGATGTGGTGGCGTAGTGACCATGTATCTGCTATAGTTCTATCCTCAGTCAGTTCCACTGTAGTTGTGTAGTCGTAAGTGAAGTGAGTAGGCTTGTCCAACTTAGTGCCGGTGTACATGGTCTTGTAGTATACAACGTTGTCACTATCGGCTATCTTCTCAACGCAACGCATACGAAATGATTGCGCCAGTGCAGGTGCATTGAGGAAGTACTTAGCATGTTGCTCGTATATCTTCACAAACTCATCACCAATGACACACACACATATGTCGCCAAGTCGCCCGCCGTAG